GCGCGGCCCGCAAGGAGAACCTGGACCAGAAGGAAAAGAAGGGCCTATTGGTCCAGAGGGACCGCCTGATGTTAATTCATTAAAGAAAGACGCAAACCTTTCTGACTTAACCAATGCTGGCCTTGCGCGTGAGAACCTTAATCTTGGAACTGCCGCGATATTAGATGCTGGCGAGCTGCCGAACAATGTTGTGCAATTAGATGAAGCTGCGCGTCTTCCCGCAGTTGATGGCTCGTTGCTGAAAAACCTTCCCGGCGGTCAAGGCGGTGGCGGTGGTGCAACTGGCGCTGGCGGTGATGAGGTGTTCTTCCTCAACGATCTTGTCGTCGCGCACTCATACATAATTCCTGACAGTAAAAACGCTGGCACATTTGGGCCTGTGAAAATCAACGATGGCGTTACGGTTGAGATACCGAGCGGCAGCGTTTGGACAATCATTTAAGAGGCGGCAATGGTTAGCGCGGTTGGACTTGTAAATGCACAGGGCGGCAAGGCGATACTTGTATCAAATGATAGCCCGAATACGACAACTGTTAAGATGCCAACCGTTAGCGGTGAATTAGCCATCGTTGGCGTTACGACTGGTATTCCAAGCGGCACTGTTGTTTTCGGAGCGTATCCAGCTGCGCCTGACGGTTGGTTAATATGCAATGGGTCATCTCATCCTATTGCAACATATCCTAATTTACATGCTGCAATCGGCAATACGTTTGGCGGCGATGCAACAAACTTTAATGTCCCAGATTTGCGCGGCGAGTTCATACGCGGATGGGATGATGGGCGCGGTGTTGATCCCGGTAGAGGTTTTGGTTCAGCGCAAGGAGACGCGATTAGAAATATAACGGGTAGCGTTGGTCAGCAAAGTAACAGAAATTGTTTTGATGGCGGCACAGGAGCATTTTATTTAATTGGTGGTGGCAACTCTGCGGCGGCAGAAACAGCTAATCCTTCGCCTAATCTTCTTGAATTTGACGCTTCTCGCGTTGTTCCAACTGCGCCAGAAAATAGGCCAGTTAACGTCGCCCTTCTTCCCATCATTAAATACTGAGGTTCACAATGGCTGTCACACTAAGCGGTAGTGGGATAATTGGGCGCGATACCCAGCAAAACATAAAGCTGAATGGCGATGGTTCTGTCGTGTTTGAGGAACCTTTGCCAACACAGTTTTATCATTCGCCCACGCCAATAGATGCTTCGCAGCCTTTTAATGGAATATCGCCTGACGCGCGCATGATAAGCGTAAGTTTGTTTGACGTTGCTCATCCGTCGACTGCGTTTTGTATTCAGCTTGGGTTTGATGGAGGGTTTCTAAATAATAATTATAACTGCGTATCTACATTTTTTGCTGACGGCCTCGGAAGTGGATCTGGACAATTTTATCAAGGAATAGCGTTTTATGGATTTTATCAGTTTCCCCTTGCTGGAAATGTAAGGTTTGAAAAATTTGAGGCCAGCACTGTTTGGGCCGCAAGTGGTCTTGTTACATGCCACACAAAAGTCGCCAATGTTGTTACAGCGGGCAGGGCATTGATGGGCGCGGTAACAAAGCCAACAAATAATTACAGTATTCGCGTTGTCGGCGTTGATGGTTCTACTCAATGCACTGGTCAATATAGCGTGATCTGGGGGCTATAATGTCTGAACTGCAAACCACAATCATCAAACATCCGTCGAGCCAAGAAAACAATCTGACGCTTAATGCAGATGGCTCTGTTGATTTCTATAGCCCTACAAGCGGCGGCGCTGCCCCCGGCGCTGTCATGTATTACGCTATGCAAACGCCACCTGCCGGATGGCTGGTTTGCGATGGGTCGTCACATCCGATTGCAACTTATCCAAACTTACATGCCGCTATAGGCGACACGTTTGGAGGTGACGCCACAAATTTTAACGTCCCGGATTTACGCGCAAACTTTATCCGTGGCTGGGATGATGGAAAGAACGTAGATCCTGCGCGCGTGTTTGGTTCATTCCAAGATGATGCTTTTGAAAGTCATGGTCACGGCGTTAATGATCCCGGTCATGCTCATCATAAAGCGTCTCAATCTGGCAGTAACGGCGCGAACAATGATCCTGACTATATAGCGTGTGGCATTTATGCCAACGCATATGGAGAATTGTTTACTCGCGGATCCGACACAGGCATTTCAATAGCCGTAAATGGCGGTAATGAAACGCGCCCCAAGAACGTCGCCTTGTTGCCCTGCATAAAGACCTAGCATGATTGATCTCGCCGTCTTCTTTTCCGCTGTCCGTAAGACGTTATTTCCTAACGGCCTGACTAAGGGTCAGGTCGATGGGATGGAGCGGATCATTAAATGTTGGGAAGATGAATATTCAAAAAACAGATGGAAGATCCAGCTCGCAGAGTTGGCGTATATTCTGGCAACAATCTATCACGAAACTGGCAAAGTTATGCGCCCCATAAAAGAGGGCGGTGGCCAGCAATATCTAAGGTCAAAGAAATATTATCCCTATATTGGCGTCGGCCTTGTTCAAGTAACATGGGCTGCAAACTGGAAACGATGGGGGATTAGCTCAATCGAGGATGGATTGAGCTGGCCGATTGCTTTGCGCGCCACGTTTGAGGGCATGGCAGAAGGGGCTTTTACTGGCAAGAAATTGTCCGATTACATTGGCAATGGCCGCAGAGATTACGTTGGTGCGCGCCGTATTATTAACGGCACAGATCGCGCTCAATTGATTGCTGGCTACGCTGAGAAGTTCCGTGAGGCGCTATTAGCTGCCGAGCAAAAACAACCAACGCCAGCGCCAGTTCCAGAAGCGGCGACGGCAGATTTCCGCGCATGGTTGTTGGCTGCGTTGCGTGAGGATGAGGAAGTAAGAGAGGCGATCCTTGCGCTGGTTTATCCAGGCGAGGAACTCACTGACGAGCCAAATCAAGTATCGGAGTTAGATCCAATGGATGAGCCTCACGATGAGTATGGCCCAGAGATGGCCTATGCCGACAATGATTATGGTTCTGCGTAGCGTTGTCGCAGCTGCGTTATTATTTTTTGTTACAACACCCGCATATAGCCAAGCCAACAATAACGCTGCATCGACAAATAACACTAGCACGACTGACTTAGCTGTTAATTCTGGGGCAAACGTAAACCAACCATCAGTCAGTATTAGTCGGATACCCAGACAAGCCCCCGGCGCGATAGCTCCTGGCATGGCGGTTAGCGCCGTTGAAACCTGTCTCGGCAGCATGACCTTTGGAGCCAGCACTATTCTTGGCGGCGTTTCAGTCGGTATCCCAATGGAGGATAAGCAATGCACAAACCGATTAAATGCCAGAATGTTAAGCCAGCTTGGACAGGCAACCGCTGCTTTAGTCCTGCTGTGTCAGGGGCGTGATGACATTACACGTGCGTTGGCAGCGGCGGGGCTTTTCTGCCCTACTATTGAAGCGTCAGAAAAGAAACTCAGCGATCATCGCCAAACTGAATACATGGGCGAGATAGCAAAATATATAAATGAGCAATCAAAACAGCAAATAGAAGAACAGGCAAAAGAAGCTGCGCAAGAACAAGACACAAGAACTGATAGCGAGAAAATAGAAGATTTATTTTACGATAGCCAGGGAAACGCATTTAAAGCGCAACAGTTTCCCTCAGACAAACATGCCAGATCCGCTGGGGCAATCAAGTCAGATAGTGGAGAATGGGTTGTCCCAGTTTTCACTAGCCGGGGAGGGCGGTAGTTCCCTCTAATTTAAGGAGTATGGACATGAAATATCTTGTAACCCTGGCAGTTGGGTTGACTGTCGCTGGTGCTGCTAATGCACAGCAATTTACGGCCCCTGCGCCTGTAAACGCTGGCTCTGGCGCTACTGGTGGAAATTTCTCCAATGGTGGAAATTTCACATCAATGGGCGGTGGCATTGTTAATCTTAACTCTGCTACTGCGCACCAAGGTTCGGCTGGTGCTGTTGGCACGTCCAACAACACGGCGTCTCTGACGGGAAATGCTACTGGTAACATTACTGGCAGCATGACTTTTAGCGGCTCCAACACAAACAGCGCCAACAACTCCAACAACGGAACTTGGTCGCAAACGAACACTGGGTCGCTTAACGGCACACAGAATACGACTGTTGGCAATACGACTAACCTGAGCGGGAGCGGCACTAATTCCGCTGGCGCGACGGGATCGACAAGTCCTGCGTCAATCACTGGAAGTAATAGCAGCACGTCTGCTACGACAACCAATGGCACAACGGGCCTGACGAGTGGTCAGACACAGAACACGGCTCTGAACAATACGTTCGGCGGCTCGTCAACTGGTGCTGGCACACAGACGTTTTCCGGCAATCTTAACGCTACGGGTAGCGGCACTGTATCTGGCTCAACATCATCAAATGTTGTTGCCAGCGGCCCAGGCACGATCCAGGGCGTTGCTCAGAATACGTCTAGCGTATTTGGTGGCGGTCAGGGAAATTACGGAACCGGCTTCTAATAATGGGAGGGGGGAGCAATCCCCCTAACTCTCATGGACAAACCACAACCACCACGCAGAAACTACCCGACAAGCTATCCAGAACCTACCCGGTATGACCAGGATAGTTATCCACAGGTTAGCAGCGGAACTGTTAATACCGTGGCGGGCAAAGTCTTCGAGGCTTATCGGATCAACCCGGTCATGATCGCAATGATCGTCTTGTTGCTCACAATCCTTGGCGCGCTCGGCTGGTATATGATGCGCAATGATGATCGCATCTATAGCTATATCGCGCTGCGTGATACGCGAGAGAGAGACTTAAATGATCGCCTCATCGAAATGGCTTTGAAGTGTCGGGATCAGCCCGCAGACAAGTCCGCATTTCCTCAACCAAACTTTCCTAATTTAACTGGCGGCGGCAAAGCATTTGAGAATAACAGCGCCGGATCTAAGCGTTAAAAAACAATGAGTGATGGTTACTTCCCAAGCTGTATACGAGGGTTCGATTCCCTTCGCCCGCTCCATAAAATCAATCACTTAGAAAAATCGTTCCGTCCAGTTCCGTCCGGTTGACGCCGGAACGATTTTACCCATTAGAAAGAGCGAGTCTTAGCTCTGCAACACGCTTTGATTGAGCGAGTTTTTTACCGCGAATATATCGCAATGTTGTGCGCGCATCTGAGTGACCCATTGTCTCTCGAATATCATCCAATGTGCCGCCAGCTTCACTTGCTTCAGTTGCGGCGCCAGAACGTCCATCCATTGACCAAAGGTCTTTCGGCAGACCAGCGGCGTCAGCAATCTCTCTCCATGCTGGCGAGTAACAACGCTCTGCATATGGTTTGCCTGACTTCTCATTAATGATGAGCGGCCCAACGCGACGATCCTCTGGCACATCGCGCAATAGTTTAATTGCCATCTCTGTGAGCTTTAAATCGTGAGCGACAATCTGGCCCGTTTTGGTCGTTGCCTTGTTGACTTGCCAATCGTGATCGATGTCGGCCCATGTCAAACCATTGGCCCATTGATTGCGGCCAATCACATAGCTTGAGCTTGGACCCTTGCGCGGGATCGGCAACCATTCACCAATGACATCCTTCTGGCGAAAGGCACATTCAAACTGCATAGCCGTTGCAAGGGCTAGGGAAGGTCGCTGAAGCTCGATTGCCTTATTGATAAAGGTAAGGGCCTGTTCGCGCGTCATGGAGCTGGAGCGAGGCTTAGGCCGCTCAAATTGCGTATTGGATAGGATGGCGTGGACACGATCGCAGCCCTCGATCTCGGCGGCGACTCCAAATGAAAAGACTCGGCGCAGCATTTCGATCACGCGATAGGCGGTGTGCAGTCTCTCAGGCCCGTCTTGTCCATCCGGCCAGCGGGCCTCGTTATACCAGCGGCGCAGGATGGCAAGGTTGATTGATTTAATCTCGACGGTGCCGATACGCGCCTCGATCCAATCGAGCGACTGAGAATATGTTTTGCGCGTGTTTGGCTTGACGCGACAATTAAACGGGCTCTCCGGCCTGAGCCGGTATTGTCGAAATAGCCCGATAATATCGAGCTCGTAGTTTGGATTTATGGCGCCGTTTTGTATGTCCATCCATTCGCGCATCTCTGCCGTGTAAATTCGGCAGAGAGATATGATCTCGTCATCGCTGCCGTGGAGTCTTCTCGTCTGCGGCTGATAGCCCATCTTCCGCGCGAGCTTTGTGACTTCCCAATAGTATAAGATTGTCCCGTTTCTTAATTTCTTTTGGACGAGGCAGGGTGCTTTTAAATCCGACATTAGTTTTATCCTTTTCCGCTGGAACGGATTGGTTTGTTCTACGCTCTCTTGCGTAGAGAAAATCTTGTAATGCTGGCCAATGGCGCCGTCTATTGAACAATGGAGACCGTTGCGGCAGTCCAGATCGCTCTAAAACTGCCGCGACTGCTACCCATTCTTCTAGGGTCATCCCTAGCCGGACAGCTATCTGCGTATCTGTGAGATAGATGTCAGACATTTGTTATCCCTTTAAGTTGTTTTTAATCTCAGTCAGAGGATCAAGAAGCGACATAAGCTCAGGCACAACATTCAAAACAGTTGCCATTGCTATTGCTCTTTTTAACAACGCTTCAATGCGCGTTACCTCATCAATCAAAGCGCCAATTTTTCTTTCCTTGCTATCTTGAGCGAGGTTTTCAATAGCGACGTATGATCCAGCTTCACTTGATCCCGGTTTGGAAACAAACTTAGGGCTGATTAGTTTGATACTATCGACAACGACCTCGACGCGATGGACTCTGATTAATTGAGACGCTCTAATTAATCCGAGTTGACGAATTGCATCTGTGCCGTCCCAAACAAATTCACCATGAAGAATATTGTTTGGATTTTTTGCAGCTTCAAAAACAGCTTCGCTGCGTATTGTTCCATCTGGATCAGCGCATAAAAGAATAGCTTCTCTTATCATTTGCGCTTTTGTTGTTTTTTCAATTACTGACATTTTTGACTCCTTTAAATTTTAAAACCTTTCCTGCCAGACCTCACCCGTCGCCGCCATACCCATCCACACCGCTCCTGCCTCGCCTCGCCAGAACATGCCATGTCGTTCCCGACCATACCCCGCCATGCCTTTCCTGCCTTGCCTCTCCGGGCCACGCCAGAACGTTCCCGTCCTCACCCCGCAATACCTTTCCATTCCTGCCTCGCCTGGCATTTCCACTCCCCGTAATTCCTCGCCTCACCCCTCCTGCCGCGCCGAGCCTTTCCCTGCCATTCCTCGCCTCACCATTCCTGCCGCGCCCCGCATTACCTTTTTGCACCAAACCTCGCCCTTCCATTCCTGCCTCGCCAAACCCAGCCGCACCTTTCCAAGCTTGTCCTCGCCCCACCTTTCCTGCCGCGCCAATCCGTTGCTCGCCGGAACATTCCTCGCCCCACCTTTCCTGCCTTGCCGCAACCCGCCTCTGCGCTCCGCGCCACACCTAGCCACCCCACTCCTGCCTCTCCGCGCCGCGCCTCTACGCGCCAAACCAGACCTTTCCTATCCAGCCTTGCCTAGCCTAATGTTTCCAGAAGTAGCCCTTCCTGCCTTGCGTCTCCGGTCCTGTCCCAACCTCACCTCACCTGCCGCGCATAAAAGCTGCGCCAGTTTCCCGGCGCAGCCCATCTCAATTATTCCGCTGCAATTGCATAACTGCCGGGAAGTGTTGGACGTAGTTCACGCTCTGCCGCTGCATCAAAGAACCACGACATCAATTCATCCGTCTCATCATCAAATGAAACAGGAGTTTCAATCGCGCCTATCTGTGCTTCACGACCTTGATGCTGAGTGATGCGCAACCAATCAGCGTCATCCGCAGTAACCAAACGAAAACGACCAAAGCTGCCACCCTTTTGTGGGCGCCAATCGCCAATTCCGACAATCGTTCCAGCCGCAGCCAGAAGGTTCAAGACTTGGCTCTCTTTGACCAAGTTAGAAACAATCTGAATCTCCAATGCACAGGCCCATTCTCTAAAGATCGGACGGGTGCGCATATCTGGAACACTGTTCATCCCGCTACTGCGAACCATGCGGCAGAACATCGATGGCAATCCATAGAAATGAACTGTGTGCGATGTAATGCCAGTTAAGCGCATGATAGCAGCCCGTGTTGCTCCGGGCATATCAACCGCCGCTTGACCTATTGCTTTGTGGAAACAATTTGTCGGCAAATGAACAGCCGTTGGATAGTTTTCAGAACGGCTCATATACATGCCGCTACGAAACTCAGCGATAGGGTCGTGCTTTAATGACGTAGCCTTTTCAGCGCGGTTCTTTTTTGGCGCTGGCATAAGCATTTCTTGACGCGCTTTTTCACTAAAGCGGTTCATGATTAAGGGCGTCTCGCCAACAACCAAACAATTAAGTTTGCGTGTGTGCAGCTCTGTTACTTCTACTTCTACTTGCTTTGCTTTAGCCATTTTAATGATCCTTTTTTCTGGCAGTTGTTTTAGTCACCGTAATGAAATTTCCGTTTCTGTTTAAAACGGAATTTCGTCGTCAAGGTTGTCAGGCGTGACTTGAACCTGCACCTTTTTGGTTTCGCCGTCTTTCAGCTTGAACTTTAATGATAAGAACTTGCCGCCGTTGCGACCTTCGCGCTCTTTAGCGTCGATCCAAAACTCAGTTCCATCAAACCAAACGCCAGATCCACGTTGCTCTGGGTGCCAAGACTCAGTCTTGCGCTCGTTTTCGCTTAATGTGCCTGTGCCTTTTTTATCAAACTCAGCCATGACTTATCCTTTCAAATCTGTATCGATATTGTTGAACTCAGTTCTGATCGCTGCTTGGTCAGCAACGTCCATGCGATCACGCTCTTGCTTTGTGTCTTTCGCCCAAACCTTGAGCTGTTCGCGCGTTGTTATGCGCGCCAGTTGTGCAAGATATTTTTTACGAGCCTCGGAAGATTCCTCCTCCGTCATTGGAATTACTGGCTCAGCCTTTGGTTCCTCTTTAGGCTTTGGCGGCTTAGGCGCTGGAATAGCTATGCCCTTAACTGCTTCGCCATCGTCCTCCAGCGTTTCATCTGGCGCGACAAGGCCAAGCGTCTGCATCGAGAAGCGGCGCGCATATGATAATGCGCTGCCGAATTTCTGACTGTCAGGCAAAGGAAACCGCGCTACTGGCATGATACATTCCTCACTCTCGCCAGTGAGGTCGCATGTCAGAGATGTTTTTAATTGAACAAGTTCGCCCTCAACAAAAGTTGATTGTGAAAATACCAAGTGATGATCGGCGTAGAGTTTGATGATACTTTCAAGCGTGTTTGCCAGAGAAGAATAGGCGTTTTTATAAGCGCCTTTTTTATCCGTATGAAGGTTGGTTAAAACCATCAAAACTTCTCTCTTACATGTGTAAAAATTTTTTATGGCCTCAGTCATTTTGACTCTCTGATTGTTATAGCGCCGCTCTTTGAACGTGATGCTTTAATGCCGTGGCCAAAAGCCTCGGCAACATCTTCCTCGATAAGCGCCTTGATCTCTTTGACGGATGTTTCAAACGCTTTGGCGTAGCCTTTATTGGCGAGCCATACGTTTGCGTGTTCAGCCCATGAATTGCTGTCGCTCATATCAACTTTGCGCACAGCTTCGACGTTGGCCTTTGGTGGCTCAACTGGCACAGGCTCGTCACCTGTTTCTACGCAACGCCAGAACTGACGCTCAACGCCGATAAGCCCTGTGATATAACCATCATCGCGTGGGATCTGATAAACTTCCCATTTATGGTTGCCGTAAATGACGGAGAGATATGCACCGTCAGCGCCAGTCACATAGATATTGTGTTGGAGCTGCGGGTAATAACGCTCTTGTATTTCTTCTGGCTTGGCAAAAGCATTGACATGCTTTGCTTCAAAGACCCACTTACTCATCGTCAACCATCCCGTCTAATGTGCAGCTCATAAAAGGCTCATCAAATGATGATCTTTCATCGCCTTGGTTGGTGACGGTTTTGCCTGTTTGCTTCTCAAACCAAGCGACATTAAAGGGCTCAGTGAATGAGCCAAGCGCCACCATGAGATTGTTTGACAAGTCTTCAGCGTCGATAAGGCCGCGCTTAAACAACCAAAGGTTGCGGATCTTTTCTGGATCACCACCAACAAGGATGTTTGCGTCAGAGCCGCCAAGGAAATGACGGCGGCGCTCAATCTGCTCTTTAGTCAGCATTAAGCTCTCCCATGATTGCGTTAAACGCAGCAATGGCGCGAGCCCATTTGTTCCGATTAACTTCTGTCGTTGAGAAGATGATGTTTGGGTAGCCACCGTTATCGGTGACGTTGATGAACACAGCGCCAACTTCTGGGTTGTCGCTATATTCGACGATGTTCATTTTGACATCGCCCTCAAGCATGTAGTGAGCGGTGCTAATCAGCCTCAATTTCGTTCCTCCATTCAAATCGGAAGAACAACAATATATTCAGAGGCTCTTAATAGGCAATAAAATATTCAGAGTTTCTTAATGGACCCTGTTAATAACGTCTGAAGATTTTTTTTATCAATGACTAAGTTTTGATCTTGCTCAATGACTTCTGTTGTGTTTTTGGTTGCATGTAAAATGTAGGGGTAGCGTATGAGTAACAGGGACTTACGCAATCTTGCGATGCAATTAGCCTCGCAATTGCCAAAAGACGCTCAGGATCTTTATTTTGTTCTCGATCTCATGCGTGAGCTATCGGACTATTGGCTCTTTCAAGATCGCACACTTTACCCGCAGGGGCGGGTGCCAGTGACTCAGGATTATTTGGACGAACGTTTGGCCGAGGTTGAGGCGCGGGCATTGCGCGGGGGATCGTCGTCTGAGTTTGACGAGAGCAATGTCATCAAACTCGTCGGCAAAGAAGAAATGTCATCCCGGTAAATGTAATCAAGGGTTGCGCCAGTAAAGGTGCAAACTCTTAAAGCCGCTTCTACAGGGAAGGGGCTATTGCCGCGCTCCCACATATTATAAGTCGGCGGCTCGTAGCCAATCAGCCTTGCGTAGCCCGCTTGGATTGTAAATCCCTTGGCCAAGCGTATCGCTTTAAGGCGGTCCCCGACTGATTTCCAATCAGATTTTTCCATAGACTCACAATTACCCTGACTCAACAGATTCCACAAACCGTATAGCGTTAAGAATTTCTTAACACAATAAGTAGAAACCCCCAAATATTTTATTCAGACACCCTTAATGCTTCTTGACAGGCATTAAGAGCCCCTTAATAGTCTGAAAATGAGCAAATCAGTCAAAACCTTAGACGGTCTGATTACCGCGCTAGGCGGTCGTCGCTCCGTCGCTGCACTCTGCGATCTCCGCGAGACTGCGATCATTTATTGGCAAGAGCAAGGTTACATACCGGCTCACCGATACCCGGAATTACACCGCGCATTAAAGCGCCGAGGCTTTGAGCCCGATCTCTCCATTTTCAAATGGACAAGAGCGCGAACGTCTTTGCGCAAAGACTAACCTCCCGCGCGGGGATCTCCCCATTTCTTTACCCCGCGCCAACTTCCCCGGTCACGCTCGATGTCGTGATCGGGGGCATTTCTTCAGAGAATAAGATGCGGCTTATTTCCTTTGTCATCCCCGGAGATCCAGTTCCATTTGCCCGCGCTGGTTCAATGGGTAAACGCCGCTTCACTCCTGCCAAGCAATCTCAATTTATGTCGATGGTGAAAATCATCGCTCATACGTCGATGACAAATAAACGATTGCTTGATGGCGCCCTCAGATTGACGATCGAGGCTCGATACTCTCGTCCTGAGTCATGGTCGCAAAAAAGAAAAGACGCGACGTTCTGGAAAGTATCGCGCCCAGATTTATCAAACATTCAAAAGATCATTGAAGACGCGCTTAACGGCGTTGTCTGGAATGACGATGCTCAGGTGGTCGAGAGCATTGCAAGAAAATCATACGGCCACAAGTCGGAAACAATCGTAACGATTGAGGGGTTAGAACAATGATGTCTACCAGCATCTCAAAAAAGGATTATCATCAAGCCGCTAAAGAGCGTTGGAAAAGAATGGGCATGTCAAAAACAACGGTAGCAACCGTTGTGGTCAAGCCAATTCAAATTGCACCGCCGGCTGTTGTTGAAGCGCCAAAGATTGTTGAGGTTCCTTCAACCAAGAAAACCAAACAAATCGTTTATAAAAATCAGTATGGCGAATATCCCCACGTTCCATACAAGCCAATCACCCGCCAAGTTGTTCAAGTCATATGTGACTTTTTTAACGTCAGCGAGATTGATCTTCTAGCCGATCGTCGCTGCGCGGATCTTATTTATCCACGCCATCTGGCGTTTTATCTCTGCAAGAGTTGTTCGACGCAATCTCTAACCCAGATTGGCCGATCATTTCAGCGCGATCATACAACCATTTTATCTGGCATTAGAAAGATCGAGCGTTTGATTTTGGATAACCCAAAGGTCGCGCACGATATTCTTTTGCTTCGCAATCGTTTGTTCGCCCCATCCTCCAACAATGTTTATTGGGGCGCGTGATGAAACATTCTCCATCGCAACAATTAATGGCTTTGCGAAAAGTCAGAGAAGATCAGAAGCGCGGGCAGGTTACTGGCTCCAAGTCTGAGCGCGAGTTCATCAACGACATCATCGATACGATCATCGCCCGCATCGAAGCGGCTCTTGAGAAGGGGCAACGCTGATGGCTAAGGGTGGAATCTTTATCTATGTGCCGCACAATATCCGCAAGTTCTACGAGGATCTTGGATGGGAATATAGCGGCTTCGATGACGGCTATACGGCTCGATACAAATGGGCTGGCAAAGGCAAACCAATCCTGCCTGACGCGCCAGAGGTGCGTGAACAAGCTCTCCGAGAGTTCGATGAGATTTGGCCGGAGGGTGGACGATGAACAAATACACGACCCTCATAACCCGGAGCGAATATTCTCACGCATGGAGCGAGGCTGGCCGTCGCCGTGAAATTCTCAGAGCATCACGCGATCAAAATTCTGGTCATGGCGTATCGACAACGCCTGAGTCAGAAGTCTGGTCTGTCATGGCTGAGATTATTGTCGGTCGGTTTACGGGATCATATCCGTCAGCATTGAAGGGCGGCTATGACCCGGACGATGCCGATCTATCCAATGGCATTGAGGTTAGGGCGACCCATCATTTTAACGGGCGTCTAATCATACGCAAGAAAGATCGTGAAAGGGCTCATCGGTATTTCGTCCTTGTGACCTACAAGGAGATGCCAGCATCTCTACCTCAGTTCGTCATCCACGGCGCCATCAAAGGCGCTGACGCGATGGTGGATCGTTTCTGGGAACAGTCATGGGGAAATGGCGGCGATCCATCATGGCTCGTCCCTCAGTCTGCTCTGACCGATCTGCGCCTCATCCTTCCCAATCTTAATTATCTATCATGGGGGAAGGTAGCATGAGCAACCCTTGGTTCAGACTCCACGCTGAGTTCTTATCAGACCCAAAAGTTCAGATGCTATCGGAGCAAGACCAGCGCCGTTTCATCATGCTTTTGTGCATGAGGTGCATGAGCAACAAGCGTGACGATTTGCGTGACGATGCCGTGACGTTCGCGTTACGCGTCACGGCTGAACAATGGCGCGTCACGAAAGAGGCGTTACGCGACCGTAATTTAATTGATGAAAATAATTTTCCTACAAATTGGGAAAAACGTCAGTATATCAGCGACTTAAAAGACGCTACCGCTGCGGCTAGGGCTAAGCGTTACCGTGACAGGAAACGTGACGACCGTGACGCGTCACGCGTGACGCCCGTAACGTCACGGCTACCAGATACAGATACAGATACAGATACAGAACATAGTGATACGAAAAAGGCGCGCGTAACGCGCGTTGTCTCTGTCAATCAATTTGATGAATTTTGGTCAGCTTGGCCAAACAAGGTTGGCAAACCAGCGGCGCAAAAATCATACGCCAAGGTTGCCGCCGAGCATGACGCGATCATGTTCGGGCTCTCCAACTACATCGCCAATAAGCCGCCGGACAGACCGTGGCTCAACCCTGCGACGTTTCTCAATCAACGTCGATGGGAAGACGCGCCCGCTCATGTCGAGCCTCGCGCACATCCCGCCAAGCAAAAAATCTCCGCGATAACCGAAGCAATTTTATTTTTGGATGACGATCATGGACAACAAGAAACGGATTCAATCAGCGATAGTTCACCTGTTCAACAAATTCCCCGCCTCATCTGCGTTGGGTCGTGAGGATCTGGTTAGCCGGATCAAGGATTATTGCGAGACAATGGGATCAACCAACGCCATCGATGTTGAGATGGCCTGTAATCGCCTTGCGAAGACCAACAGCGCGTTTATTCCATCGGCTGGCCAGGTATATAGCGCGGCGCAGGAAAACGCAGCCAGAAGGGTCGAGAGACTCACTGAGGCCCTACCACGTTTACC